AGATACGCTAGTATTAAAATAGAAAATACCGGATCGGGTGAATCGTGGAGATTTGGTACCTTTCAAGTAGACATACAACCAGATGGTAGAAGATAATGACAAAGATAGTAGTAAGATTACCAGAACCTAAAAAAGAATATACCGAGGATAACCAAAGACAAATTAACAGAGCTATCTCTACGGTGGTAGAACAATTGAATGCCACTTATTTAACACAATTAAAAGAAGACTCTGAAAGATACACATTTTTTGGATTAGGATAAAATGGCAAATATATATAAAAATGATAAAGTAAGTTTAACAAATACAGATCTTACAACTTTATACACTGTGCCTTCTAACTCTAGAGCTATTGTTAAATCTATAAACGTAGCAGAGGATGCAGCAGGTTCAGCAGTTGTAAAAGTAACTTTAACTAACGCAGCAGGCACAGCTTTCATAATTGATAATGATGTCAGTTTAACTTCTGGTCAAAAAGAACAAGTATTGACAGAGCCTTTAATTATGGAAGAAAGTGAAATATTAAAAGTGCAAGCAACAAGTGGTGCAGTTGATGTTGTTGCATCTATACTAGAAATAAATAGGGAGGATAGATAATGCCATTTATAGAAACAGAGTCTTCTGTAAGATATGAAACAATAGACGGTAAAAGAGTTCCGGTTATTACACCTAAAACAGAAGTAACATTAACAAACACAGAAACAGGTCAAGAGTATATGTCAGATGCTGAAGCCATGCAGGATGTACAAAATCCTAATACCTCTACTAAATCTGAGCATATTAGAAGAGATGTTCATGTAACTGTAGAGTCAATACCTTTGGGCACAGCCACTAACATCAGCGATTGACGGAAGTAGTAAAAACAAGTAAATTAGTAGATTATGGGACTTAAAAGATTTTTTAAAAAAATTACCAAACCAATAGCAAAAGTATTAGACAAAGTCGTACCTAATGAAATTAAACCTTTCTTGCCTTATGCGGCAGCAGCGGTGCCTTTTTTAGCACCAATGGGAATAGCTTCATCTATGGCTGGTAGAGCATTTTTATCAGGCGGTGCTAATTTATTATCCCAACTATCTCAAGAAGGTAGCGAAGGAGATTTTTCCGGACTGTCTGCATTATTAGCAGCAGGTACAGGTGCATTGTCATCACCACAAGCAGCGGGTAAATTAAGAGACTTTCAAACTATAGGAGGGACACCTATAAGTGATGTAGCAGTTGAATCAGTTAATATTGGACAAGCAACTGGTTTAGAAGGTTTAAAAAATGTAGGACTTGAAGGTTTAGCTAAAACTTCAGAAGGAATTGTAGGTGCAAGTAAAATTTTAAAAAATCCTTTTGCAGAAGGTGTTGGATTAAAAGATGTAGGTAAAGCAGCATTCGCACCAATTGCACAAGGATCGACAGACCTTGCTATGGCTACAGCTAGAAAAGCTTTAAAAGATTATGAAGATGAATTAGCAGAATATGAAAGATTAACAGGAGAAGCACAGACAGCCTCTGATGATGCTAGAAGAACAGCTATTAGAGCTGCCATGATTGCAGGTGGTCACTCTGAAGATGTAATTAGTGAAACATTTGATTTATTAGGATTAAAAGATGGTGGTAGAGTTGGTCTTAGAGAAGGTGGTGTGTTAGCACAAATACTTCCACAATTTATGGGACGGCCTGCTTTAGAGCCTTTACAACCTGCGCTTGGAAGTTTTCAACCTTTACAACAAGCTCAAGCTGTTTTTCCTAGACTTAATCAATTAGAACAAGGAGTAAACAGAGCAGAAGAAGATTTAGGAAATATAAGAGAAAGATTAGGAAATGAATTAAGACAAGTCGTCGGCCTTCAAGGTCAAGTAGGTTTACAACAAACACCATCTGTAAATATGAATTCACTTTTACGAGGTGGAGGTGACTTGCAAGGTATGAAAGATGGTGGTATAATGGATCTTGGCGGTAAAGAAATGGATCTACGAGGTGGTGGATTCGTGCCAATAGGTAAAAAAGAGAGAGCGGACGACGTCCCTGCAAGATTAAGCAAAAACGAATTTGTAATGACAGCCGATGCTGTAAGAGCAGCAGGTGGTGGAGATGTTAATAAAGGTGCAAAGAGAATGTATGAAACAATGAACAGATTAGAGGCAAGAGCATAATGGCTGAAACAACTACGATAACACGACCGGCACCGGTACTAGAAGCATCACTAACTAATTTTTTAAAAGCAGTAGACCCGTTAGTTGGTCAAAAGATAGATACATCTGCTTACGCACCAACAATTGCTGATGAATCACAACTACAACAAGATGCAAGAACTGCAGCAGCAGGATTAGATTCATTAGTAGGGCCAGATGCATACAAATCATTTATGTCACCTTATCAACAAGAGGTGATTGATACAACTTTAGCAGAATTTGATAGACAACAAGCAATTGCAGATACAGCTCGAAGAGATAGAGCTATACAAGCTGGAGCTTTTGGGGGTGGTAGAGAAGGTGTGCTTGCAGCAGAAGCAGCAAGAGGTGCAGCACAAAGTAGAGCAGGATTACAAGCACAACTATTAGCACAAGGATTTCAACAAGCACAAGCAGCGGCAGCACAAGATTTAGCTGCAAGACAAGGTTTAGGTACTTACCAAACACAATTAGGTCAAGCTGGTCAAGCACAACAACAAGCACTTCTAGATGCAGCAGCAGCGGCAGCAAGAGAAGCACAATTCGAACCATTCACTAGATTAGGTTTAGTTGGTCAACAACTTGCACAGGTACAACCAGGTGCATTTCCGACTCAAACAGTCGGATATCAACCACCAGCACCACCAGTCAGTCCATTACAAACTGCATTAGGTGTTGGAACTGGTCTTGCAAGTATTGGTTCTAAACTAGGAATATTTGGCTAATGAGTAGAATTTTAAGAAGACCGATGTTTAGAGGTGGGCCGGTAGATAGCCGCGGCACGGGGATTACATCAAATTTAGGTTATGAAAATGGTGGTAGAGTTGGATACCAAAGTGCTGGATTTGTAACTGGTCAACAAATTATAGATGCAAATAGAAATAATCCTTTTTTTCAAACTAATACTTTAAATCCTAGATCTAGATTTACATTAGGACAAAGCAGAGGTGGTTTAGATAATTTAATTAGAGCTACCATGTTTGATACAGAGCAATTTCCTCTTGTTGGTAAAGAAGCTGGTTTATCTGAGACAGCGTCTTTAACAGATCTTTACAAAGCTCAAACAGACGATGATGCAGGAGATTTATTAGCAAGCTTAGACACTACATTTACACCAAAAATAAATACAAAAGCAGAAGCTAGTGAGGGTTCAGTTCCAACTGGAGAAAAAGATGATGATCCTGATCCTGATCCAGATAAAATAGACACTTCACCAAAGCCAGTTCCAACACCTAAACCTGGTGATGACGAACCAGAAGTAACTATGACTGATCTTGAAAAAGCTTTAGGATTAGATAGAGCTAGACAAGAGTATGCAGCAGATGCACTGGCTGCAGCATCAAAAGCATTCTTTGAAGGCAAAGGTTTTGGTGCGATAGCAGACGCAGCAGCTGTTAAGAGTAAAGCACCAGATATCAAGAGACTTGCAGCACTAGAAGAATTTAAAGCTGATAGAAGAGAAAAACTTTTTGATAAAAAACAAGATTCTCTTTTAAAACAAAGACAAGGAACTAAAGGAGCTTTTCAAAAAAAATTAGACACCATTACAAAACAACCAGAAGGCACTCAAGGACATAAAATTGCATTAATTGAAAACAAACTTCAACCAACCATACAAGGTCAAATTGCATCGGAGACTGTGGATAATAATTATACAAGACCAGCTCCTGCTGTGATTATTGGATATATGGATTTATATTATCCTCAATCATATGCGGGAACAGTTGCTGCAGACGCAGAAATGGCAGGAAAAAAAGCAGGGACTTATATTACAGAAGACGCAACAACTATAATTTTTTGGGACGGAGAAAACGCTAGAACTCAATCAATTTAAAGTTAGGAGACCTTAATGCCAACGGTAGCAGAACTTTTACAATCTAAACAAGAATCTCAAACAATCGCACCCGAAGATAACAACGAAGTAAGCACACTTGCTTCTATCTTTGCAGGTATTGGATCTGGTTTTATTGACATACCAAAAGGTTTATTTTCATTAGGCGCAAGTATCTATGATCTTACAAACGATACTAATAAAGCAGCGGAAATAGAAAAATATTTTGATGATCTTACAGATTTAGATGAAATGGCAGAAGCCACAGCTGCAGGTAAGATTACAAGATTATTAACAAACGTTGGTTTACCTGGAGGTCTTGCATTTAAAGCAGGAACAAGTTTAGCAGGTAAAGCAGTGCAAGCTAAGAAAGCTGGTAATTATTTTAAAGTAACGGGTGCAGATGGTAAAGCTTTACGTAATGCTGCAAACACAGCAGATCAACTAAACAGAAAAGGTAAGACTGCAAAATTTATTGCTGGAGCGACATCTGGAGGTTTGGCTGAAGGTGTATTTGTTGGTGATGTAGAAGAAGCGGGTACATTCGGTGATTTGTTAGGTGGACCCACAGAATTAGAAAGAGATGACGAATACGATCCAGAAAGAGAATTAATTAACAGAGTTAAGTTTGGTACAGAGGGTGCACTATTTACAGGATTAATTGGTGGTGTAGGTTCTACATTAAAAGCACTATCTAAAAGAGGTAAAGATATGCGGTTTTCTAATTCTAAACTAGATAGGTTTTATGATAAACTTGCATCTAAATTTAGAGCAAGAGGTGGTAAGACACAAGAATTTTTTGACATAGAAAGACAACAAGTTGGTGCAAGATCAGCTGACGTAAATTTTGCACAACAAGTTTCAAGAGAATTAGATAAAAATATAGATGCTATTTTTCCTGCATACAAAACAGTTACAAACAAATTAGTTGCAAAAGATAGAAATAATTTATTAAGAGCTTTGAATGAGGCGATGTTATCAGGCACGCCTAAAGTTAGTGACAGGACAGGTAAAGTTGTATTTGGTGAGATAGATGCAGCAAAGAAAAAAATTGTTGATGAATTATTAGACAAAGCACAAGCTAAACCACAAATAAGAACAGCTATCTATGGTAATTTAGATTCTATTAGAACAGGCTGGGGTGATATGTTTAGTGCACTTGGTGGTAAGATTGCAAGAGATAAAACAGCATTCAAAGAATTTAAACAATTGTTTGGTAAAAAATTTCAAGACTATTTAGGTTCTACATACGATATATTTTCTAATAGATCTATATTACCTTTTTTAAGTTATAAACCCACAGATGAAGCCATGCAAAAAGCGATAACTTTATTTAGAAATATTGCAAGACAAAATGGTAAACCAATTACAGAGCAACAAGCAGAGTATTATGTAAACAGATTAATTAAAACAGCAGAATTACCAAAAGGATTTAAGATGGATAAGCCATCTAATGTTGTGTTTCAAATACCAGATTTTTTTGCAGGTAAAACTGTTTTAGATGATGCAATTACATCAAAAGGTTATGCTAACTTAGTGAACCTACCAGAAAATGCACAGAAAGTTATTAAAGAATTATTAGGAGAACAAAAGAATCCTATGCAGACTATACTTGCAGGTACAAGCAGATTATCTTTGATAACAAGACGTAATGAATTTTTTGATGATTTAGTTAAACAATCAGATGCAGATAAAGCTGCAGGCAAGCGTGGTATGTTTTATGATGATGAAGCAGAGGCATTTGCTGCATTAGGTCCAAATATTAGAAAAATAAACGTAGATCCAAATAAAGCATTAGAGGCTGGTATTACAAACCCTATTAATGGTAAGTTTGCAATCGATGAGGTGGCTGATGCATTAGAAGAAACAAACAAAGCATATGTTGACAAAGGCACAGGAGCACAGATCTATGAAGGATTATTATTATATCCAAAAGCAACATCACAGATTGCTAAAACAATTTTATCACCAGTAACACACGCAAGAAACTTTGTATCTGCAGGAGCTTTTGCAACAGCAAATGGTATCATACCATCACCAACTGCAATCAAAGATGCATATCAAGCATTACAAACAGGATTAATTGGCACAAGAAAACAAAATGATTTTTATAGAAAACTTTTACGATTAGGAGTTGTAAATTCTAACGTAAGACTAGGAGATCTACGGGGACTATTAGAAGATATTGATTTTGGTAAAACAGTAACAACTTATGGTAGCTTAAAACCACTTACAAAAACTTTAACTAAAATAAAATCTATATCACAAGATCTGTATACAGCTGAAGATGACTTCTGGAAAATAGTATCCTGGGCAGGTGAGAAAGCTAGATTAGGCAAAGCGTATGCCGCTAAAGGTATTACGAGGACCGCGGATCAATTAGATGAAGAAGCAGCTAGTATTGTAAGAAATAATATACCTAACTATGATTATGTGGGTTCTTTTATCAAGGGACTTAGAAGATTTCCTGTTGGTAACTTTGTATCGTTTCCTGCAGAGATAATCAGAACAAGCACAAACATTGTAAAACGTGGTCTTGATGAGATATTTACAACCATGAAAAATGACAAAGGCGAAACAGTTAGACCTTTGTTTAAAATAGGTATGCAAAGATTATTAGGTATGGGTGTAACTACAGCAGCTGTACCATACGCAACTGTTGAGATGGCAAAAGCTTTACACAATGTAAGTCAAGATGAATTAAATGCGATGAGAAGATATGTTGCTGACTGGTCTAAAAACTCAACACTCGTGCCATTAAGAGACAAAGATAATAAATTAAAATATGTAGATTTCTCACACGCAAATGCATACGACACAATATCTAGACCCATACAAACAGTTATTAATCAAGTTCAAGCAGGTGAAAAAGATAAAGATGGTATCATGGACGACTTTATAAAAGGTGTAGTAATTGGTACAAAAGAATTAGGAGAACCATTTATATCAGAGTCTATCTGGACGGAAGCTGTATTAGATCTTTTAGCAAGAGGTGGTAGAAAAAGAGGAGGAGGAAGAGTATTTAATGAAGATGATACAGATGGCACAAAAATATCAAAAAGTATAAAACATTTGATTGAAGCACAAATGCCTTTCTCTGCAAAACAATTTGAAAGATTAGGTCTTGCATTTAAAAATAACGCAGAACCCGTAGGTGTTGTAACAAAAGGTAAGTTTGATGAGTATGGTGAGACTTACGAGTTAGGTAATGAAGCATTAGGATTTATTGGTGCAAGAGCTATACCTGTAAAACCAGAAAGAAGTTTTAAATTTAAAATAGCTGAGTATCAAAAAGGTGTTAGAAACTCTAGACAACTATTTACAACGGAAGTATTAAAAGGTGGACCCGTATCACCAGAAGCAATCGTTGATGCATACATAAATGCAAACAGAGCTTTATTTCAAAACACAAGAGATTTTTATAGAGATATGGAAGCGGCTAAAGTTTTAGATATGCCAGAGAATGAATTAGCTAAACAAGCAATTGAAAGAGTTGGTAGAAGAACTTATGGATCTGTTATGAATGGTGTATTTAGACCTTTAAATATTTCTGATAAAGTGATGAAAGCCTTTCAAGAAAATGCAGATAGACTTGGAATAGAAAATCCTTTTAAAGCTGCGGCTCCTGTTTTAGGTAATATTAAAGCACAATTATTTCAGATACCATTAACAGAAGAAGGCATACCAGAAATAATAAATCCATTTGCAAACTTACCAGAACCTGATTTAGGTCCGGTAGGTCAATTACCACCAGTTGTAACTGGTGCAAACCCTTCGGTTATGGCTACAAATAAAGGACTAGTACCAGGGGACTTTAACAGCTTGACACAAGCGCAGAAATACGAAATACTTTTTGGCAACAATTAATATGGCAATAGAACCTAAAAATACTAGAGAACACATTTTATCTTTGTACGGACACATTTCAGGTGTCAAGAAAAACTTAAAACATGTACACGAGGACGTCGAGAAATTGGGCGGTAAGATAGATAAAGTCTATTGGGTTCTCTTAGCGGCTGCGGGAACTGCTGCGCTCTTCGCATTAGAAAGATTAATAGGATGAATCTTACACGTAATTTTAGCTTGTTAGAGCTTACTAAATCAGACACAGCAATACGTAAGGGTATTGATAATGAACCTAACGCTGATCAAATAGATAAATTAAAATTACTTTGTGAAAATATTCTTCAACCAGTACGTGACCACTTTGGCAGGGTTAAGGTCACTAGCGGTTTTCGTAGTTCAGAATTGTGTGTTGCAATTGGCAGCTCTATAAATTCACAGCATGCCCGTGCAGAAGCGGCCGACTTCGAAGTTGTGGGTGTTGACAACACTGAACTTTTTGACTGGATTAAAAATAATCTTGAACCGGACCAGCTAATTCTTGAGTTCTACACTCCGGGTGAGCCTAATTCTGGCTGGATACATTGTAGCTGGATACCTGAAGGTAGACGTGCATCATTCTTACATGCATATAGATCAGAAGGTAAAACAAAATATAAACCTGTATTGGGTTCTGCAAAAGAATTATTTTAACGGCACATACATCCTATAAGAGAACCTGTTCCATCTTTCATTATGTGAAGATTTAAAGCATCAACATATCCTGTTAATTTTAATCTTAAAATTTCACACACATCAAAACAATCAACATGACTTGTCAAAACTACACCATCTAACAATTTTTTTGTTACTGGTATCAGATGATATATTCCATCATTTAATATTATTAAATCCATTAAAATAATACCGGTTCTAAAAGAAAATCAAAAGACAAGATTCTTTTTTTAAAATTTATTTTATTTGGTTCTGTGTAGTGTGTAAGAAATTGTGGAACTATCATCATGTCGCCCTCTTTAACTTGTGGTGTATATAACACACTTCTGTCTTCTTCACTATTCCATGGCTGTATGTATGTGGTTTTGGGTGAGTCTGGTTTCATATCAAGATATAATATACCAGCGTACCCTTGGGAGCTGTGATTGTGTGGAACATGATAGTGTCCCTTGTGATATACAACCGACCAGACTCTTTGCAATAATATCTTAGAATTAAACTTTGCTCTTATCAGACTAAACTCATCCTTAAATATATCTCTAAATTCTGTAGTAATACTACATTTATCTCTATTACTATAAAAATTAAGACGAGGCATCTCTGGATATCTAGCCAAAGTTTTTTCTAATTTTTTCTTTTTGTTTTTAAAATCAATACACTTAATTTTAAAAAATTCTATTTTAAATACAGGTTCTATTTCGTATTTTATATCCATTCTCTTAACTCTTCACCCATGATTTCTGTTGCAATATTCATTTTTTTACGTAGTGCTTTTACTATTTTTTCATCTACCGTTTTTGGTGTTATAAAATCCACATACGTCACTGATTTTTTTTGACCTATTCTATGTGCACGATCCTCTGATTGTAATCTTTTCTCTAGATCATAGCCATTAGAATAGTAGATAACATTATTGGCAGCTGTCAGTGTTATACCATAACCACCTGTCTGTGGATTACCTACAAAAAATCTTGCATCGGAGTTTGGATCTTGAAATCTTTCAATATTTTTTTGCCTAACATCTGCCTGAATTGCGCCATAATATTGTACTATAGAGTCTTCTCCAAATTTTTTAGATATGGCTTTGACTATCTGTTGAATGTCATACACATAATTAGCCCAAATAATTACTTTACCCTCTACTTCCTCTAAAACATCAAGTAATTCAACCATTCTGTTATTTTTTATTTCTGTAATTGTATCGTCATCATTCTTTAAATGACCACAAGTAATCTGATGTAGACGCATAAGTTGTGTTAATACGTGGGGTGCGGTAGCCATCTTGCCTTTTAGTTGAGCGAGGGCCGCGGATTTCATTGTGGCATAAATGTGTCTTTGTTCGTCTGACAATTCTACTTCTCTTTGTATGTATACTTTTTCTGGTAGATCCAAACAATCTTCTTTTAATACTCTGTAAGAAAATTTTTTAAGAGAGTCAGATAATTCATCTAATCTTTTATAACCACCTACGATCTGAACTCTACGACCACCAAAATTTCTATCTATCATTGTGGCATATCTATTTCTAAATGTGTAATAAGAATTAAATCCAAGTAATTCTTCGTGTAAAAAATTACATTGTGTATACAAATCTAGCGGTGATTTAGTAACCGGTGAACCTGTAAGTATCCTTCTATACTTTGCAAGTTTACCTAAACTTAAAATAGCTTTTGTTCTTTTTGCTGTTGGTGTTTTAATTGATGTAGATTCATCAACAGCCATGATTGCTTTGTGGCAATTAAGAAACTTTGTGGCAAATTCTAGGCCTTTTTTAGTCGAAAATGCTTCTACATTCATGACAAGGATGTGAAGGTCGTAGTCTATCTTAAACAATTGTTGATACTCTTTATCCTTTGCTTTGGATGTAGTAGCAGTCCATAATATCGTTTTGTGATCTATATGGCTAGGTAAATGATTTGGTATTTCTTGAGAAAACCAGTTTCTATATACACCCTTTGGTGCTATAATTAATGCCGAATTTATTTTGCCTTTATCATAAAGCATAGCGATATTATCAACTAACACTTTAGATTTACCTGTACCCATCTCCATAAAATATCCATACTCTTCTTTGTTCCAAGATTTTTCTAGAGCAGTAACTTGATGCTCATATGGCTTTGTTTTAAATTTATAATTCATTTTCTACTTTCTATGTTGACAATTATATAAACACTATTATATAGTGTGTCAAGAACTAAGAAATGAAAAACAAAATATTTGAATTGTATAAACCAAATTCTTTAACAGAGTTTTTAGATTTTAATAAAAACAACCCTGAAGAGAGATTTGTTTATGTAGTTCAACAACCAGCTCCTAATATAAATATATTAAGTGCATCTGATTTTGGTTACCTTGTAATATGTTTGCCTAATAGAGATCAGGCTATATTATCTACTGCACCTTATGTGCAAAAGATGAAAAAAAATTTACAAGATTTTAGAAAGCAAGATTACTTGCTTGCTGTGGGAGATCCTGTTATTATAGGTATATCTACTGCAGCTGTGAGTGAGGTAACTTCAGGTCAGTTTAATATTTTAAAGTGGGACAAACGAGAATATAGATACTATCCACTTGAAGTAGATATGTATCAGAAAGGATAAATGAGTATAAAACAAAAAGTAAAAATTAAAACTTTTACAGGTAGTGGATCTTTCGACATTAGAGATGAAATGATTAATGATTCAAAAGATTTTTTAGATACGGTTGAAGTTACAACAATTGCACAAGAGTGTGTAAATTTAAAAAAAGTAGAAGATGATATAGCTGCAATAGAGGAGCAGTTGAAAAAGAAAAAAGAAGAAGCTGATCATATCAGTTCAAAAATAATTCCAGAACTATTAGCAGAACAAGGATTGTCAGAAATTAAATTAGCTGATGGTTCTAAAGTTTCTGTTAAAAAAGAATTTAGGGCAACTCTTCCAAAAGATGAAGTAAAAAGAGATGCTGCCTACCAATGGCTTCGAGATCAAGGGTTAGGAGATATTATTAAAAACAATGTCTCGGTAACATTTGGTAAAGGAGAAGATGACAAGGCCAAATCTTTGATTGACCTTGCGGTTGCTAATGGTTACGAGCCAAGTCAGAAATCTGATGTAGCTTGGAATACATTAACAGCCCTGTATGAGGAGCGTGTCAAGGCCGGCCTTGACATGCCTTCTGATGTTTTTAGTCTATGGATTAAAGACAAAACTAAAATAAGTCGGAAATAACAACAAAGGATAAAGAAAAATGAGTAAAGAAGTAATGAAAAAAGGATCGGGATCAGTAGCCTTGTTTGCAGAAGACGTGGCAACAGGTTTTGATAACATGACGCAAGATGATCTTGCGTTGCCTTATGTCAGAATCTTGGGTCAGTTATCGGCACAAGTGAATGAGGGGGATGGTAAATACATCGAAGGCGCTAAGCCTGGGATGATTTATAATAATGTTACCCATGAAATTTTTGATGGGAAGAAAGGTATTAAGGTGGTGCCTTGTTATTATAAAAAAGACTATCCAGAAAAAAGCGACAAAGGAGATGGGAATCCACTAACGGTGGCTACTCACCTACCTAATAGTCCAATAATTAAAACAGGTAAGAGAGAGGGTGCTAAGATAAGATTGCCAAATGGTAATTATCTTGAGGAGACTGCTTATTACTATGTTTTAATGGAAACAAAAGCAGGTGGTATGACACCAGCGTTGATTACTATGAAATCATCGCAGCTTTCTGTCAGCAAAAATTGGAATTCTATGATGAAGACCATACAAATTGAGGACGGAAAAGGTGGCTTTGTTACACCACCAATGCATGCAGTTGTGTATAACTTGTCGTCAGCAATACAAAAGAACGATAAAGGTTCTTGGTATGGCTGGTCAATTACACAAGACCGAATTATGGGACAAGAGGACAAAGGATTGTACAAAAGTGCAAAAGAATTTGCTTCTAGTGTCTCGGACGGAACCGTGCAAGCAAAAGCTGATGTGGAAGAGAAGTCGGATAGTACACCATACTAACCAAAATGGGAGGATCGTAAGATCCTCCCTTTACAAAGAAAAAAGAAATGATAATAAAAAAAGATAAATTCAAAAATATATTTAGCGGATTAACAATAGCTTATGGACAATATCAACCAGGTGAACGTGGCGAAAACGGAAAGCAACAAGGAAAAGCTTTTATTGTACGTGGTGCCGTCACAGAAGAACTCTGGGAAAATCACCTCACAGGAAAAGGACCAGCACTGGGAATCATCCCTATTACGGAGAGCAATGATTGTAGGTGGGGGTGCATTGATATCGATGAATATAATTTTGATCATCTTAGCCTCATTAAAAACATTCGGTCTAATAAACTCCCTTTAATAGTCTGCCGTAGTAAATCAGGCGGAGCACACGTTTTTTTATTTACCAAAGAAAATATACCTGCATCTTTGATGCAATCAAAATTAAAATCTATGGCCACCATATTAGGTTATGAAGGGTCAGAAATATTTCCAAAACAAACAGAAATACTAGTGGATCGTGGGGACACTGGTAATTTTTTAAACTTACCCTACTACAATGAGATGAAAGGACTACGTTATGCTATCAACGATAATGGCACCAGTTGTACACTTCAGGAATTTTTTGAGCTCCATGATGTTCATGCGCTCACAAAAGAACAAGTCGAAGCGATTAAAACGGAAGAAAAAAAAATAGAGGAAGCGTTTCCTGGAGGACCACCTTGTCTAAACAAACTTGCAACAACAGGATTTGGACAAGGTTCTAGAAATAATGCTTTGTTTAATATTGCAGTATATTACAAACAATCTGCACCGGATACATGGGAAGATAAAATTGTAGAGGCTAATCTAAAATATATGGATCCAACACTTAGTAATAGTGAAGTTCAACAATTAATTAAATCTGTAAATAGAAAAGGCTATGATAGATATAGATGTAAAGATTCACCTATTAACGCTGTTTGTCAATCTGGTTTATGTAGAACAAAAAGATTTGGTGTGGGATTTGGTGAAGAAGAGATGCCCATGTTAGGTAGTCTTACAAAGTATTCATCAAAACCACCAGAGTGGTTTTTAGATGTGGATAAAAAAAGAATACAATTAAAATCAGAGCAACTTTATAGTCCGCAACTATTTGCATTGGCATGTCTTGATCAGGCTAATCTTGTTGTGCCTGTACCAAAACCAAAAGATTGGAAACAACATTTTTTAAAACCTATGATGCAAGGTTTGCAAGAAGTAGAACCTTTAGAATCTTTAGATCCAGTAAATGAGTTAACAGGATTACTCCAAGATTGGACAACAAACAGACAATCAGCAAGAACTTTTGATGATATATTAAATAAACTACCATACACAGATGAGAAAAGAGAATTTACATATTTTAGAATGGAAGATTTTTATAATTTTTGTAAACGAAATCATTGGGAGAAAGATAAAAATCAAACAGGTAATTTAATAAAACAATTAAGTGTGTTTGTAGATGAGGAGAGAATGAGAATTAAAAAACAACAACCTAGATTAATTAAAATAAAAACTATGAAACAAGTGGAGGCTAGTGTTACAAAAGAACCTTACCAAGAGGAGCATTTTTAGTGAGAGACGATTTGATGGTACAGCAACAGGTCAAAAGCATATGGCAGCACATGGTTGGTGTCATCTGTTTAAACAAGACCAGACGTGAGAAAGTCAAGAAGATGTTGCCAGCCTTCTTCGAAGAGTTTCCAACAGCGATACATTTATTACAATCGGATAGAGACAAGATAGCAGAGATGCTGAAAGACTTAGGCATGAAACACGTCAGGGCCAACAGGCTGTGGAGGATGTCGGAAGATTATCTCGGTTGGGACGGCAAGGACGCAACAGAATTATTTGGTATCGGCAAGTATGGCAGCGATAGCTATAGGATATTTTATAAGAATGAGATACCGGACAACATACAAGATAGCGAACTAAAAAGATATGTAAAGGAGGAGATGTGAAAACAATAATACTTGGTCCACCTGGTACAGGTAAGACCACAACTTTATTAAATTTAGTAGATGAATTTATACAAGATGGAATTAGACCAAAACAAATAGGTTATTTCTCATTTACGAAGAAAGCTGCCACAGAAGCAGCTACAAGAGCGTCTGAAAAATTTGGATTAGACATAGAAAATGATTTACCCTTTTTTAGAACTTTACATTCTTATGCTTTTAATCAATTAGGTATGACTAAAGAAAAAATGATGAAGACAGAAGACTACAAAGAGTTTGGTGAAAAGTGTGGCATACCAATTAAATCTACAAAATTTTCTGACAACGATGGCACATTCAACTCTGATAATGAATATCTTACAATTATAAATACAGCTATTGTAAAACGAATGGATTTATTAGAATACTATGATTCTCGTCAAAACATATTAGACATAGAAAGAAATACGTTATTTTTATTATCAGAAGAATTAAAAAGATTTAAAAAAGAAAAAGGATTAAAAGATTTTAACGATCTCATAGAGGATTTTTTAAAAAAAGAAACTATAAATAAGTTTAAGGTATTGTTTATTGACGAGGCACAAGATTTATCTTTGCTGCAGTGGGAGATGGTGAGAAAAATTTGGAGTCGTGCAGAAAAAACTTATATTGCAGGAGACGATGATCAAGCAATATTTAAGTGGGCAGGTGCAGACGTAGATCACTTTATTGCGTTGAAAGAAGAAGTAGATGACATACAAACATTAGATCAATCGTATAGGATTCCTGGTGGACCTATACATGAATTATCACAAAAAATAATTAATCAAGTTCAAAATAGATTTGATAAAGATTATCAACCTAGAGAGGAGCATGGTGTATTAAAAAGATACTCTGACATTACACAAGTAGATATGTCGGCAGGTAATTGGTTAGTGTTATCTTCTGCAAATCATTTTTTAGATTCTGTAAAAGAAGTGTGTGAACTTCGGGGCTGGTATTATCAATACAAAGGTAGAAATTCTATCCCATTAAAATTATTATTAGCACTAAATAATTGGGAAGCATGGCGTAAAGGTGGACTATTAAATCATTTAGAGATAAAAAATATTTATGAATATTTAGGATCAAATGTATTAGAAGGTTTTAGAAAAGGTAAAACATTACATTCTGATGATAAGTATACTTTACAAGAGTGTAAAGATAATCATGGTTTGATAGTTGATTTAGTCTGGTACGAAGCATTTGAAGGATTAGATCCTATCACAGAAAACTACATTCGTAATATGCGGGCGAATGGAGAACAGATAAATAAAAATCCGCGTATTATTATGTCAACAATACATGGAGCGAAAGGAGGAGAAGCTGACAAAGTTTTACTAATGCAAGACATCACAAACGCAGCACTTGAAACAATGAGTTATGATCCAGATGAGTTACATAGATTATTTTATACTGGAGCGACGAGAGCGAAACGCGAATTGCATGTTTTGGACCCAAGAGATTTTGATCGAGCTTATATACTATGACACACAAAGATATATTTAAAGGATCTACATATGATTCATTAGAAAAGCAGGTAGGTGGGAAGCACTATCGAAACATGAAGATTCAGCCAGCACACTTTATAAACGAAAACAAGTTGCTTTTTGCAGAAGGCAACGCTATAAAGTATATTTGTAGACACCAGTCAAAAGGAAAAGAGGAAGATGTGAAGAAGGCAATTCATTATTTAGAAATGATATTAGAGAGAGATTATTCGTGAGAAGCACTCAAATACCTTTGTTCACTCCTGAAACAGAATGGGTGATGCCAGAAGAATTAAAAGATCTTCATGGCTACAAAGAAATAGCAATAGATTTAGAGACTAATGACCCACATCTTTTAGAACTTGGATCAGGTAATGTTACCGGTAGAGGGCACATTGCTGGCATTGCGGTGGCCGTAGAGGGCTGGTCAGGCTATTTTCCGATACATCATGAGTCTGGTGGAAATATGGATAAAAAATTGGTCCTATCCTGGCTACAAGATATTTGTAATCAAGAAGAAACTAAATTTATATTTCATAACGCCATGTATGACATCTGTTGGTTGAGATCTGCTGGTGTGATTGTAAAAGGTAAAATAATTGACACGATGATTGCAGCATCTTTAATAGATGAAAATAGATTGTCTTACCAATTAAATTTTTTATCTAAACATTATGTGGGTTTTGGTAAAGATGAAAGTATTTTAAACGCAGCTGCAAAAGAATATGGATTAGATCCTAAAAAAGATTTGTGGAGACTACCTGCATTGTTTGTAGGCCAGTATGCTGAGCGTGATGCAGAATCTACATTAAAGCTTTGGAAAAAACTGGAAACAGAATTATACCAGCAAGAGCTCTGGGACATATTTAATTTAGAGACTAGATTATTTCCTTGTCTAGTTGACATGAGATTCAAAGGTGTCAGAGTCGATCTTGATAAAGCTGACAAAATTAAAAAATATTTAATAGATAAAGAGAATAAAATTCTTAAAGATATCAAAGACTTAACAGGAATTGACGTAGAGATACATGCAGCTAGGAGTATTGCAAAGGCATTTGATAAATTAAAGTTGCCTTATGACAGAACAGAAAAAAGTAAAGAACCATCTTTTACAAAAAATTTTTTACAAAACCATCCACACCAACTACCCAAAGCAATAGCAGAGGCACGAGAACTCAACAAAGCTCATGGCACATTTATAGATTCAATAACTAAACATTCAGTCAATAGTAGAATACATGCAGATATAAATCAGATAAGATCAGATGCGGGAGGGACGGTAACCGGTAGATTCAGTATGTCTAATCCAAATCTACAGCAGATACCAGCAAGACATCCAGAACTTGGACCTTTAATTAGATCTATATTTATTCCAGAAGAGAATCATACGTGGGGATCATTTGATTACTCACAACAGGAACCTAGAATATTAGTGCACTATGCAAAACTACAAAATTTAAATGGTGTTGATGAAATTGTAGATGCATACAAAGCAGGTGATGCAGATTTCCACCAGGTTGTTGCAGACATGGCAGGGATCGAACGTAAACAAGCCAAAACAATTAATCTTGGATTGATGTATGGTATGGGTAAAAATAAATTAATGGCAGAACTAGGACTGATGAAAGATTCTGCAGAAAAATTGATAAAACAATATCACATTAAAGCCCCTTTTGTAAAACAATTAATGGATAATGTATCTCGCAAAGCAAATGATCGTGGTAAAATTAGAACTTTACTTGGTCGAGCCTGTCATTTTGATTTGTGGCAGCCGGTGCAGTTTGGTGTTTTTAAGCCATTACCATTAGAACAAGCTAGAAAAGAATATGATGAGCCACTTAAACGTGCATTTACCTATAAAGCACTCAATAAATTAATACAAGGAAGTGCAGCAGATATGACAAAAAAATCTATGGTAGCTCTTTATGAAAGTGGTATAATACCACACATACAGATTCATGATGAAGTAGATATTTCTGTTGAGTCTGATGAAAAAGCAGAGGAAATAATTGAGATTATGGAATCTGCAGTTAAGTTAAAAGTACCAAACAAGGTTGATTATGAAAAAGGAAAAAATTGGGGAGATATTAAGTAGAATAAATACTTGGTCTCTTTTGTATAGACAAGAAATAGTTTTAGGTGGTACCACATTTTTAATAGGATTTGTTGTAGGTGCATGGCTTATTTAAATGCAAACATACCAGCAACTTATGCTCAGATAAGAAGAGAGTACCTTTATGATTGCAAAAAACATCATGGTGAAGTTGAAGATTGCATTATCTTCGGCATATCGAGTTTGGGTGGAAGGGCTATATTATTTCACGCTCTTATGGGTAACGGTGCAATATTTTATCGCTTACCTATTAGCGCTTTTATTCAAAGAGGATACGACCCGGCCAGAGTTCCCAAGCGAAGGTTGGATGAACTTGAGCTTTGGAATTCTTTTTCTTACTATCCTACTGTTACTCACTGGTCTATTTTAAGTGCAGCTTCTGGTTATTACTTTGGTAAAGATAAAAAGAAACATCATGGGTCTTATTTATTTACTATTGACTGGGCACATCCAGATGCTAATATTATAGACACTGACCACTCAGAGATACCGCACGAACACAAGTGCGCTCACATAATTGCGTTAGACGACGGCAATTTTGCAGCACAACCTAACAATAGATGTATTTGGGATTTACCTTCATTTACTGTCAAAGATAATATCCCTGATTGGAAAGTACAAAGTAATGAATGGAACGTAGAAGATTCAGGTAAATGGAAAACTTCTGACACTGATGACTTCTTTTACGAGATCGAGGAGCAAAAGAATGATTAAAAAATGTAAGAATATTTGTTGTAGAGCTTTGGAAGCAATACAAGAATTTATAAAAAAATTAATGTTTTGGAAAAAATAAAATGATGGAGGGTTGTTATGAATTACAAGTTCACCGCAATTCTTATTGTTTTACTCTGTTTATTGGCGATTTTTGTTAGGCCTTCTAATCCCTCATTGAAAATTGATGCTAAAGATTATATATTGCCTCTACCAAAACCAAAATTAAATGAGTAAAAAACCTTTAACAATATCTGAGTCTGCCGCTGTGCAGATGCCTATGAAGACGGTTGCCAGTCTGATAATTATCGTGGCACTCGGCACCATGGGATATTTCCAGATGGTTGAACGGCTAAATATTGCTGACACCAAGATCAAGATAATGGAGCAGGACGTAGAACAGAACACAGAATTTAGAATAAAATGGCCACGTGGACAGATGGGATCGTTGCCCGCGGATAGCGAGCAGTACATGATGTTGGAGGATCTATACAAGACCACTGATCGTATCAATAAACATATCGAGGACATGGCTTTAAATAAAGTAAATATTGAGTTTTTAACAAAGCAGATGGATAAGGTTCTGTCTGATATAGAAAAATTAAAAGATGCAAACAGGGAATATAAATATAATGGCAACGGGACGAGTAACTAAAAAAGTTTTAGATTATATACGAAAGATTAACAAAGATAATCAAGAAATGAATCTTGCAAGAGATTTAAAAAAATCTGTCGAACATGGTAAGAATGGCACACAGAGATATGTTATCAAAGAGGGTGAAAACAAAGGTAAAATAGTATGATTGAAGCTGTAGTGGCCCTGCTTATGTTTGTAAACGGAGAGATAAAAGAGGCACGTATTCAAGATTCTATGGGAATGTGCCTTAATGGTAAGCGCAAGGCTGAAAGACAATATTCAGAATCTGTGTCCTATAAATGCTGGAAGGGTAGCGCAGAGTTAGAGGACAATATTGATGGTAGCAAGAGCATCAAGAAATTGATAATAGAATAGAATGAAACCTCTTAAATTTAAAGCTGAAGTTGTCCCTGGTAAATGTCCTACTTGTGAAGAAAATACTTTATTAGTTGGGCTTACAAACCAATTTTTTAGATGTATGACCTGTGGTGCTGATTTAGAACAGCACGTGAACGGTAAGATAAGTTACATACCAGCAATGCATCCTAATACTTTAAAATCAGATTTATCAAAGTATTTCGATGGCGAAGAAATTTAAAGATTTCGTAGCGCACGAGCCCGTGCATCACAAAACATCGATTGGGCGCAATCCTAGTCTTTGCAAAATGAATAAACATAAGCGTAGAAGTTTTAAAAAATATAGGGGCCAAGGAAAAAGATAATGGAAGTAGTTTTAATATTATACATGTGCTCTGCAATAGAGAAAACTTGTTTAGACCCATACATATGGCCAGATAGATTTTATGATCAATATGGTTGTATGATTAAAGGCTATGAAGAAAGTGGGAAAAAGATAGCAGAAATAGGGCGAAAAGAAGTCAACAAACATGATATCTACATCAAGTTTGAATGTTACCCCTATAAAATACAATTACCTAGAGTTCAACCTAAACTAGAATCTTAATGTCTGTGCATTCCAAGAAAGGAACGCACAAACAAAAGGTGTGAGAAGAGATCTTCTTTTTATTATAAAAATACTTGACTTGCAAGACTTGATTTACTAGTATAGATTCCCATATATTATGATCATAAAGATAATGAGAAAGGACAAATAAAATGGCAGATCCAAGTAAATTTAAGTCGGTATCTGTGCCGATAGAAACTTATAAGAAGTTAAATTTTTTAGCTAACAATAAGTTTTTAGATGCACAATTAACGATTAGTAAAACGATCGAAGCTCTTGCAAGCAGAGCAGCAAAGAAGTTAGGATATAAAAATGGCAAATCGAACACATAAAGCTATTTGTCATCATTGTAATGGTAATGGTTATTTGAAGGTGAGCACATCTTCTTATAGTGAAGTACACCAATGTCCGACTTGTAAGTCAGAAGGTGAGATAGAGATAAAGGAGCCCTCGTCTGAAGATCTAGAAAGACTAGTTAGTAAAGCGAGGCTGCAGTGAAAAACCCTGTGGCCAAGCAATTGAGAACACCAAAATTTAGAAGTAAGAAAATAGAATCTAAAAAGAAATATAACAGAAAAAAAAGAGAGATCGTTGGTTATTATTATGACTACGATGGTAAAGAGCAGATTTTATATGAGGATAAAAGATAATGATTCCAGAAACAGATAGAGCATATATCGCAGGACTTTTTGATGGTGAGGGTTGTGTCACTTACAAACAATACATGCGTAAAAGAAAAGGACAGAAGAAAGCATATCCCACCTGGTCCATCAGAATGGAGATAAACATGACAGATAAATCGTTATTGACATGGGTGCACGAGGTGTTGGGTGTTGGCACCGTTGGTGAGAAAAGACACTATAGTAAATATGCTCTGGGTTGGAAAAGACAATGGCGTTGGCGTTGTCAATTTAGGGATGCATACTTTGTATCTTGTCTGATATGGCCCTGGTCTCACACAAAACTAGAGAAGATCCAACAGATAATAAAACATTATGATCCTGGGACATGCGGAACCTACGATGGATTTAAAATGAATGGCAAAGTAATAGATCTACAAACCTATAAAAAAATGATGAGTTTAGAATGACGTTTGAGTATGGTTTAGGAATGTTTGGTTATAATATGGTCTGTCTGTTGATAGGTCTAATTATAATATATTACGTCATAAGGAATATTAAATGAAAAAATATAACATAAAGTACATACAAAAACCTGGAAATAAAACTAAAACTCCTTTGTATGAAATAGCACCAGGAACATGGGTGACAAGAGGTAATATTCCTGAACGTAAAAATTGGAAAAAAAAATGGCATGATAATCCTGTTAACGTTGTCAAAAATAATGCAAGGTGGGCTAGATATTATAATGAGAATAAAGAAACTATAAATGCAAAAGCTAGACAAAGAAGAAATAATAACAAAGAACATACAAAAAAAATAAACGATGCATGGAACAGCACTGAATATGGGTTTATCATGAATTTATATTCAACAACCAAGAAAGATTCTGAAAAAGGCAGACGTGGTAAAGATCCTCTCCCTTTTGAATTTACTAAAAAAACTTGGTGGGAACATTGGTTAAAACAAAAACTTATGTATGGTATGAAGTGTCCTTATTCTGTTATTATGGGTGAACCTGTGGAGATGACTCACATTAGAGGCACAGATACAGGAAAAAAGAGAAGAATTATTTTAACTAATATTTCTAGAGACCAAATCTGGCCTGGAGGTGGTTATACTAAATGGAATTTAATATTTTGTTCTGCAGGATTTAACATTAATAAGAACGCTATCAGTCCTGTTGGTTGTTGGGCAGTCACAGAGATAGCTAATCAAAGAATGGCTGAATACCATGTAGAAGTAAAAACAGGTAAAGATAATTTTTATGGAAGTAAACACCATACTAAAGCGATTAGAGAACATTACCTAAATGCACTGCCTCAAAAATATAAAACTAAAATTATGGAAATGGCTTATCTACAATCAAGATTAGAAAGAGCCAAAGAGAAAAAAGATGTAGAAAAAATTGCCGAAGTACAATTCGAAATAAAAAATTTTTATGAAAAGAAATAATTGTTTTGTATATCCAAAAACGGTGCGTGAATCTGTGGAAGGTATACGACATTACGATGTTGGTAAAGAAAAGTTACCAAGTGTTACGACCATACTCAAAGCTACAGAATCCGAGGAGAAAAGACAGAGCTTAGCGAACTGGGCAGCACGGATCGGGGAGAGTGCTGC